TGCTTTAAATTTAATTGACTCTATACTTTCTTTCTCTGCACCACCTGTAGAAACTTCAGTAGTCGTGATAGTAGAGTCGGTATAACTATTGACAGAACTTTCTAATGTGAATGTTCTCGAACCATCACAATGAATATCATCAACTATGATATAAGTAACAGTAATAACATCACCATCTAATAGTTCTTTACCTAATACTCCGTCACCAAAATAAAGTTCAACGAACCCATCTTCATTTTCTTGTGCATAATACACTTTAGAAGTTGTTGTGATATTTGATACATCTGTTGAAAGTGTATATGTATCTGAAACTCCAGCAGAGTTAACAGAAATATCAAGTCTTGTTCTATCTACTCTTTCATTAGATAAAACAAACTTAGGGTTTGCAACTTGATTGTCAAATACAAATTGGTCTGTAGTGTAAGTACCTTGAACAATAGGAACACTAGAGTAAAGGTATGTCGTTCCATTTTGAGTTGGGTTAATTGTTGAAGGAACTACGAACTCATATGTTAAACCATCAAATACTGTTGAGAGTCTAGTTCCTCTTGTCATTGCCATTTCACTAACTGTCGGGTAAGTTCCATCTGCATTTCTAACATTTTTAAGAGATATATCTACAACTGCACTTGATGCTTTTTCAGATGCAGGAACAAATCCCAAATCTTTTGCACGAGACACTACATTCTTTCTAATTTGTGCTGAGTCTAAGAACAACTCACTACCTGCAATGTTTGTGTTTACTGCACCAATATGTGACGAGTACGCAAGAAGGTCGATTAAGACTGACATAGTTGACCCTTCAAAGTCATAGTCCTTTAATCTATCTTGTCCTTGTAAGTATGATTTAAGACTATCTGCTATATTTTCAAAATCTAAATCGGTGATGTTTATTTGTGAACTCTTAATCGCCATTATCTTGCCCTTGTTATTTTAAACTGTACATCTTGCTGTCTGTTTACGTTTCTAATATTATAAAAAATCTCTAAGTTAACCTCATTTGAATCACTGTTAGAAATACGAGTAGTTACTTTATCCACTCTAGGTTCAAAATCTGTTATAGTTTTTGAAATCCTTTCTTGCATCTTTCTAATTTTTCTATCTGTATTCAATTCAAATAGTAAGTCTCTAACAGAACCACCAAACCCTGGCTTGAATGGTCTTTCATAATGATTGGTTAATACAATGTTTTTAACTGACCTCTTAACTGCTTCGACATCACTTCTAGTTGTGACATCTCCAGTTATAGGATGTGGTTTGAAAAGTAAATCTAAGTCTCTATACCCTTCTTTCGTTGCAACTACTTTTGCATTGTTTACTATATCTATTGCCATACTTCTATTTATGCACTGTTAGACTTTTATTATTGAGACTAAGTCAAATTCATTAGGGTTTTCTTCAAATGTTGCCGTACTACTTGTTACGCCGTTCACCGTACTACTTGTTATAGTTACACTTGAACCTGATTGTTCTACTCCATTCACAAAGACTTTGATGTCTCCACTTCCACTTGGTACTGCAAACTGACTAGTTTCACCATCTGAATCGAAAGATGCTACTCCCTCCACTCTACTTCTATTACTAGTATTGACACGAACTTTAGGTTTGTATGTGGTTGATTCTAATATACCATCTAGATTAGGTATAGCAATCATAACTGCAAATGGGTTTCCAATAAGTTTTAAGAAGTCACACATAGTTAAGAGTAACAAATCAATGATTGCACCTAATCCTATTGCCGCAAAAAACTTTTCAACCAACTTGACCCACCCAAAAAGAAGTTTCTGCATCCAGTTCTGTTTGAAGTCTTCTAGTGCTGCTTGGAACTTTGCAAGTCTTTCTTCTGAACTAATAGTAGTAGATATATTCACTCCACCGATTATCTCTTCAACAGTCATTCCTATAATTGGTATCACAAATCCAAGTACATGGTCTTCCAATGCTCTTAGATATTTTCCTTTCTCGTCTGTAAGTTTTTGTTCTAGTTCTCTCTTCTCTTCGTTTAGTTTTTCGATTGTCGCAGGGTCGGTTTCAGTTTCCAACTTCTTATCAATCTTTTTAATTTTCCCTCTAAGTTCACTAGCAGTAGTTTGAAATCTTCTCTTTAGTTCTGATACAAGGGTTTCTATAAGTGCAGATATATCCATAGTAAGAAGTTCTGCAATTTGTGAGAAGGGTAGTTTCGGTAATCCTAATGCATCCCATATCTCTTTGAACAAGTCAATGAGTTTTTCAAATGCTTTTACGTGTGCATTTAAAACCCATTCCTTCATCTCCTTTTTGATATAGTCCCAAATAAGTTTTGCTCTTGCATCATTATTGAGTTCTGATATTTCTCCATCAAATTTTCTTTGTGCTTCAGGAACTAAATTAAAGAATGTATCAATGAGTTTCGTTCTCTTCTCTTCAAGTGTAAGTATATCTTTTTCTAGTTGTTCCTTTTCCTTTTCTAACTTATCAATCTCTTCTGCACTTAAAACAAATATTTCTTCAGTTAACCTTTCGTTAATTTTTGCAAGTTCTTTTCTTTTAGATATAATTTGAGTTACAAAATTCTTTCCACCGATTTGGTCTTGTATCTCTGTTCTATAATCAGGAGCGATGACTATCTTAATGATGTCTATCTCAAGACCTAGAATGTTGATGGTCAAACTAAGTGGTACAAGTTTTTGTATCAACTCTGAAATTTTAATTGGAATGAATAATGCAAATTCTGAAAATACCTCCGTTAGTGCATCTTCAAGTTCTTTTTGTAGATTGCGTTTCTCTGTCCCTTCTCTCTTTTTCCAAAACGGACTTAGAATACTTTGCATGTTATCAAAGAACTTACTGATATCTTCTTTGATTTCGTTAAACTCTTCAAAGAGTTCTCCTAATAGAACCCTATCGATATAATCTTCTGCAACTTCTATCTCCGTTAAGATTGCATTCCGTTCCTCATCTGTTAAGTCGGGGTTCTGTAATTTTTTATTGAGTTCTACTAACTCCTCTTCTTTCTCCTTTTTCAATAGAGCAATCTTTGCATCTAGTTTATCGGGAAGTTGTGCAATTTCTAAAAGAGGTTTTAGTAAATCTTCTACTTTGGGTATACTAAAGATATCATCTGTTGGACACGGAAATGAAAGAGGTAAATCAATCTTTAAATCTTCTGAAGTTTCTGCTACATTCTTTGTGGTCACTATGAACCTTCTTGTATTACTTGACCTTTTAGGAACAATACTTTTGCAGATTGGAGTGTCATGTTATCACCTGACTTAATATCCATTGTTCCCGTGACATCAATTTCACCTTTACCATAACCTTTCAATTTAACATCACCATATGTCTTGATATCTGCATTACCATTAATGTTCACGGTTACATTGCCACCAATATACACTTCATCATTTGCACACACTACAGTGTATCTATCGTTGACAATTCTAGTCATTTGAGAACCATTGGGATGAATCTCGTGGAAAGTTCCAGTCCTATGTTCAACTGCGATTCGTTCAAATTTAGGTGTGTCATCTAATTCAATCATATGACCCGACTCGGTTTCTGTAACTTTATTGTATGGGTAAACTGGGTTTGCTCTTGAGGATGGGAATCCTGAAAGTCTTGGGTCGGTCTTATTGATTGCTTCTACAAATGCAGCAACCCCTTGACCTGCAACTTGACCATTAACACTTCTATGTGCATAGTTATTTTCACCATCTTTCTCATCCCCTCTTGCAAACTTAGATAGGTCTGACTCTTCCATGTACAATGGATATCTTGGTAGACTGTCTTCTGTTAGAGTTGGGTTTGTATATGTTGAACCTTTTCCTAAATAAGTTATGTCCAATTTTTCAGGTTTGATTGGAGCAGTATCTAATGCATGTTCTAAACCAAAACCTCTTGTGGGTGCATGCTCTGGGTTTGCACCATCAGGTGTTCCACTGTATGATGATGTATCTTTACCATCCTTGTCCTTTACTGTTCCAGTCAACTTTCTTGGGTCATTAAATCCATCAGTAATCTTTCTAGATACAAGTTTTTTATCAACCCCTTCTTTAAATCCCACTTGTGGTATACCTGCAGCAGAACCTATAATGACTGGTAACTGACATGCATCCCCATCTCTGAAGAACCCAAATACCGTACTCCCTTCCACAAGTCCACAAGTCCGTGTTGTGTTCCAAAACCTGATAACCCTGCAGAGGTAGTCGGTAGTAACACTTGGGCCCATGGAAGGTCGGGTGTAGAAATCTTTTGTTTGTTTGCAGTGTGGATACCATGACAACGAACTCTTACTCTACCTATCTTAAGAGGGTCTTGTCTATCTTCAACTATACCATAAAATGTTTTCATTATATCACCTTCGGACTTGACTTAGTTTGAACTGCAGTTCTAATATCTTTTGCATAACTTTCTTTAACACACTCTAAATGACATACACCTCTATATTTAACTGCATCTGCCTCTATGGTTAAATTTACAATTAGATATCTATTATCATTAACTACATCTTTGACTACTGCACCGTCATGTTGTGATTCAGGTTCGGGTATTGCTAATTTTATAATTTGACCAGTAGTCAAATCAGTCCTTAGTGGTATTGTAACTACAATTCTATTTTGTTCTAGTATTTGAAGTAACCCAATTCTTTCTAGTGGTGAATTATCTATTATATTATTACCTAAGAATGTACTGTCTTCTGATATATCTTTTGCATTGTCAAATTCATGATTAGAAGTATGTGCATTTAATACAACTCCTTCAAATGCTTTATTTGGGGCAAGGTCAACAGTGAAGTCTTTAGATTGGGGTGGATTCGTATCATCTAAAATAACATCAGCAGTTCTTACAACTTCTTCATATGGATTCAATTCACTTTCTGTTCTAATTATAGGAAACCCCGAAAGGTGTTCTCCCCGTTGAAAGGTTTCTTCAATGTCATAGACCATATCAGATTCTAATTTCCTTACAGCATCATAGACTCTCATAGAGGATGCGTAAGCACCTGCACCAGTTCCTTTAAGTGTATCAAACTGTTGAGGTTTATGGACATGCATAATTTGGGTATTCAATCCATCAAAGTCATTGATGTCTTTTTCATTAGTAGTCGTATCTGCATTCCTTGGTTTATATGAAAACACTAATGGGAACTCCATACTTAACATAGTGTCAATACTTGAAAATCTAAATCCACCATTCAAAGTCTGAAAGAAGAACATACCATTCTTCCATGAAGAAGAAGTACCACCAATGTCTGCTTCACTTACAATATAGTTTATTAATCGATTAGCACTCCAATTGGGTGAAACGAATTGTAAACTATCGGGTGAAGTTTCTTCCCATGCATCTATTTCACTAGGTTTAATGTTTATACCTTTTGGGTCTTGACAAATCTTATACAACATATTGGTATAAGAACCTCTTAGTACTTCGTTAATTCTTGTGGTTTCAGCAGGAAACATTCTAGGGTCACAAAAATTTAACATGTATGTTTGACTACTTTGTTTATGGGTGTGTACATTGACTGCTTTATAGATTCTGAAAGTTTTTTCTATAGAAAATTCTTTTGAAGATACATCTGACATACCTTCTTTTTGTTTCATACGAATTGTTAAACTTTCTTGACCAGTGAATTTATAGTTCTTTAAAATATTAAGACCGTCTAATAGATGTATGTCTCCTGTAACAAACTTCTTGAATATAGATTCATATAATCTAAACCCCGAAACTACATCTGCACTAAAATCTATTGTGTCCTTTTCAGAGTTTATGATTGTACAGGACTCTAATAGAAATTCACCTGCTTTATAATTACNAATTCACCTGCTTTATAATTACTCATCTGACATTACACGCTCAAATTCTGCAACAACTCTTCTAATCTTTGAAGGTCGTATAACCTTGATGGTTCTTTTTGATTCGTTTAATGCCCATTCCTCATCATAATGTGACACTTCTGCAAATCCACTTCCACTAAAGTTTTTTCTAACTCCATCTGCATTGACATAATAGGATACATCATCTTTGTGATATACTGTAGATTGGACTGTAAATGATTTACTACTTATTGAACCTGTAACAATGTCTCCAGTTGAAAACTCCCCACTCACAATAATTTGTTTATGTGAACCATCAACCACAAGTACATTACCAGTCTTACCAGTATTAGATGTAATCTTTTCTCCAACAAGAAACTTAGAAGTTGAGGAGATGACATCTGCTATAGTTGGTGCAACAAGACTTTGACCTTGGAACTTCTCTTCAATATATAAATTGAAAGTCTCACTATCCATATGCCAGTCATAATAATTCTCTGTACCATTAACCAAAAAGAATGTCCAATGCAAGTCACTGTCTCCATACAACTTTGCAGCAACAACATCAGGTCTCTCACCGTCTGTCAATTCATAAGTTTCATATTCAATATAGTTATTTACTGCTTCTTGTTGAATTGACCCCTTACGGAAGAAGTCCTTTATTGTTATAATTTTTCCTGTATTTAATGTGTATTGTATTTCAGGAAAGTTTGTGAAAAATTTATTTGCCATTATCCTCTCCCTCCACTAGCAGGTGTTCGGGTTCTACCCCTTCTCTTAGCAATGTCATCATTACTAAGTCCTTGGTTTCTTAATTCATTATCGTTTGTTGCGTTATCTCTCAAACTATCCATACCAGTAATACTCTTATTACCTCGGGGAGAAATTTGTTGATAAT